TCGGCTACCTCAAAGTCCTTCAACATCGCTGCTGGGGGCTACTTCGAGGTCTACGACAGCACGGCGGACATCTACGGCTACTGGGCGAGTGCCAATGGCTACGCCTACGTGACGGACTACCAGTAACCAGCGCGGACAGCGCGAGATCGAGCGAGAAGGAGCTGGCCACCATGCCACTGTACACCGGGCTTGGGCCCAAGGGTAACACAGCGCCGGCTCGATGGGGCATGGTGACTGGCTCCTTTTCCCCCGTCGCCTTGTTTGCCAACGGCGAGTCTGGATGGACGCGCCTGCCTGGCACACCCTACGGAGTTTCTTATCAGGAACGTTCAGGCGCTTCCGCTACCACAATATGCGCCAATGGGGATGCGGTTGGCACGTTCAAGGACCTGATCAAGAATACGTACTGGACCGCATCGGCTGATGCTCGCAGGCCGATATTCAGCGTTGGGAGTTACATCAGCCACGATTTCGACGGCGTCGATGATTGCCTTATCGGGCCGACGACCGACCTGACTGGCACCGCCAAGGTAACGACGTTCCATGCGGTCGAATGCGACAACGCAGCCGGCACCCAGATTATCAGCGAGTTCAGCAGCAACTTCAACAGCGTTCCAGGCACTTGGTTGATGGATACAAGCGACACCGCCGCTGGGGATTTCTCGTTCGGCCTTCGCAACAGCTCTTCCGCCACAGCTCGTCGCTCCGGGGGCAACACACTTCCCAATAAGGTCGTGCTGTCATGCGTTATGGACCTGACCAAGAACACCTATGCGACCTTCACGCGGCCTCGCGTAAACGGGGTTACGCCGTCGCTGACGAACACGGGCACACAGACGACGGGAACCGCGTTTGCCAACCAGACACCGTATGCAGGTGCACGCGGCGATGCCAGCCTGCGGTTCAACGGACGCATCATAGCGGAGATTGTAGTGGGTCGTGAATGCACCCCTGCAGAGATCACCGCCACGGAGCAATACCTGGCCGTCTTGGCCGGACTGTCTTTCTAGAGGATCAACATGGATCGCCTTCCCACCATCATCACCGTGCAGGCCGCGTATGTCGATGCTGTCAACAAGGTCTTTTCCGCTATGGGAGCAGGGGAGAACAATATCTCTCGTGCGGCCATCCCGGCTGACACTATTGACCCCACGCCCAGCACTACGGTCACCCACTATATCGCCATGGACATGGGCGCTGATGCCGACAAGGTGGCTACATGGCAGGCAATGTGCAGCGGCGTACTCCCGCCCATTGAAGGTGTTTGGGGCGAGGCCGGCATTATCGGCGAAAGCGACGCGATATCTGCGCTGGCCTTCATGACTGTTGCCAGCGAGGCGGGTTTGACCGCACCCGGAGCGCCTGAGGCGTTTCTTGCGGGCATTCTTGCCGGGAAGAACCTGATGCTGCGCCCAGAAGGCGGGGCAATGGGCTGAATGCGTAACCGCGTCATACCGGACTGGGTGCGAGCCAAGAGCCGCGCCCGCAAGGCCTCATACCGCTCTGGCCTTGAGCTCTCCCTTTCCGCCGAAATCCAGGCAGCAGGCCACCCCGTCATCTACGAGGAGTACCGCCTGCCGTACCTCGTGCCCGAGACCAAGCACCACTACACGTGGGACTTCACGCTCAGCAACGGGATCATCATCGAGGGGAAGGGCATCTTCGACGCCACCGACCGCGCGAAGCACCTCTTTGTCCGCGAGCAGTTCCCCGAGTTGGACATCCGCTTCGTGTTCTCCAGTAGTCGCGCCAAGATCGGCCCGGGAAGTAACACGACGCTGGCCGCGTGGTGCGAGAAGTACGGCTTTCTGTACGCCCACAAGCACATCCCGCCCGGGTGGTTCAAAGAGCCGGGACCTGCTATACACCCTTCCGCTCTCTTGAAGGAAGGACCCTATGGCTACCTCAAACGAAACCCCGAAGCCCCACGTATACAGGCCTTGGCGCGTGTGGTTGCTGCTCGCCGCCCTGTTTAGCCTGTGGTGGCTAGCCCCGTACAATGATGGAGAAGGTCAGCAAAATGACCCCGCCCTACTACAGCACGCTGATGACTTATGCCCCTCAGCCGGTGCCCCACTGGAGGCTTGTTCTCCGTAGGGCTTGGTCCGTCCGGTTCATCGCCCTCTTCACGGTAGCCAATGCGCTCAACGCAGTGTGGCCGAACCTGGGCGGGGAGATGGACCCGGTGGCATTCAACGTCACGGGGGCCCTGCTTGGGGGCCTCGCATTCCTCTCAGTCTTCGTAAGGCAGACTGGCTTCCCGTACTTCACCACCGGCAAGGGGGGCCAGCGCAATGGCTAACTTCCGGTCTCGCCTCAGGCAAGGCACGGTGGCCGGTGCCATCCTCTGCACCACGCTGTCCGGCTTCGAAGGCATCCGCCTCACCGCCTATCCCGACCCGGCCACGCACGGGAAGCCATGGGCCATCTGCATGGGGAAGACCCAAGGGGTCCACCCCGGAATGCGGGCCACCTTGGCGGAGTGCATCAGGCAGCTCTACGACACCGTACCGGAGTACGTGAGGCCCCTTGAGGTCTGCGTTCATGTGCCCGTACCGGACAAGCGCCTCATCGCCATCACCTCCCTAGCGTGGAACATCGGGCCGGGCAAGGTGTGTGGCCTCAAGGGTCGCAAGCAGCCGAGCGTGGTGGACCTCCTCAATGCCGGCAAGATACGGCAGGCGTGCGATGCGTTCCTCCGCTACGACCGCGCGGCAGGCATCTACTTCCCGGGGCTCCACTCGCGGCGCGTCAAGGAGCGGGCCTTGTGCCTTGAGCCCACCGGACCCAGCAACCCGGTGGAGTAGCGACATGGACGCCTTAATAAGCAAGGTGGCCGTGGCGTGCGCCCTCACGCCTCTGTGCATCGTGGCCATTACCACCATCGCCTACCTCATCAAGGACTTGTGGAGGGCCTCACGGTCCCCCTCATTCTGGACCGGGAATGCGGGCGACGAGGGGGAGATATGACCAGTACGCTCAAACTCTACGCCATCATCGGGCTTCTCGTAGCGGCGGCTGTAGGCATCGGCATCGTGTACGCCAAGGGCCGGCTTGATGCTAGCCATGCGGCCCAACTCTCCGCCTTGCAGACACGCCTCAACACGCTGGCCGCCCAGACCAAGCAACTAGAAGACATCCAACGCAAGGACCAGCTCCAGGCGATGCAGGATGCGGAAGACAAGGAGCGGCTCAATGCCCTCATCGATAGCCAAGGTGCGCTTCTGGCGAACCCTCATGACGGCTGCCTTACTGCCGACGACGTTGAGCGGGTGCGCTCTGTTTTTCAAGGAGGCACCACCACCGCCCCCTAGCCTCGTCATACCGGGGGACATCAAGGCCGAGTTCAGCAGGCTCGTGCAGCCCCCAGTCAAGGGCAAGCCGCTCGACAAGGAGGCCACCTTCAAGCTCATCGGGAAACTGCGGGGCAGCGAGGTGGCCAAGTCCCAGGCGGGCAAGAGGCTCATCCGAATGGTTGAAGCCTACGCGGCCAACAAGCCATGAACTAGAAGGAGTAGTTACAATTGAGCGACACTACGCCCACAATTAACCATCTTAGCCTCGGTGAGCATCACGGCGGGGAGGAGCCGTACCCAACTGATCGCCGCCACTTTGTAAAGGAGCCACTTCCCCGGGGGGTTCGCTACGCGGCACATGCAGTCTCACGGGACGGTACTGAAACCTATATGGCCTCAGGTCGTGAGACTCTTGAGGACTTCCTCCAGAAGGTCCGCTTGGCCTTCCCACCGCCCTGCACGGCTGCCGTGGGGGTGCGCCTCATCAAGATCGACGGAGGCATAGGACCCTGCATCCTAACAGAGGAATACGTCCCAGGCGAACTACGGCGTCTGTCGGAAGGTGGGCGTTTGGACTGGGTATGAGTGAGGGGAAGCCGCGTATGCTAACCTACAAGCTCCGAAGTGAGACCACGGCGGTAGTGCTGCACGATAGCCACACGCCACCCAGCCAGTCAGACGTGCAGCACTTCCTTGCGGTAGGGGGACGGGAGAAGGGTCTGCTGGACATCGGCTACCACTTCCTCATCCTCCGCGACGGCCAGCTCATTGAGTGCAGGCCTCATGGCGTGCAGGGCACCCACCTCCGGTCCAAGCACAACAGGGATACCATAGGGGTGTGCCTTGCGGGTGGGCTCTCTGAGGAGTTCCACACCGTAGACGAGTGTGGCATCTGCTATGACGAGAAGCGCCTCCCAGAGAACAACTTCACGGTAGCCCAGTGGGACACCTTGATGGCCCTAATGTCCTACCTCCGGGGGAAGTACGGCTCCATGCTTGAGCTGGTGGGCCACTCTGAAATCGACAAGCACCACAAGGGGCCGTGTCCCTGTGTGAACATGGAGGAGGTACGCAAGGCATGCTCTCGCTAACCACCAACTGTGCGGCCACCGTCATGGCCAGCCCCGAAGTTCAACAGGCCCTCGCGGCCCTAGCCCAAAAGGATGCCAAGCGTGGCCAAGCCCCTAAGCGCCCAGCAGCAGATCGTGATGGACCAGCTTAACGCTGGCCGTTCGCTCACCAACCTCGTGGCCCTCACCTGCCATGGCGTCCAGTCCCTCACGTCCCGCATCGCGGAGCTGCGGAAGATGGGCGTGCAGATCGAGGACCGCACGGAGACCGACCAGTTCGACCGCCAGTACAAGGTGTACTTCATTAAGGCGGCCAAGCTTGAGGCGGCGGTGAAGATCGTGGTTCGGACGGCGGAGGGCAACGATGCCCCGTAGCAGCCCTCGTAAGGCTCGCGACCCAGACGCCTACGTGGAGCACCCTCCTCGCCCATCCTCCGTCAAGATCGGCCCCTTCGTGTGGGCCATCAAGCCTTGGGACGTGAGGGCATCGAACAACACGGGGGCATACGGTCTCTGCGACAAGTCCACCCAGACCATCCTCATTGAGGACGGCATGCCTCCACAATGGGAACGGCACATCGTCCTGCACGAGATGCTCCACGCCTGCTACTGTGTGGCCGGCTTGAGGGAATTATCGGGGGCTCACGACCAAGAGGAGGCCCATGTGGCCCTCCTATCGTTCACGCTAATCGGCGTCCTACAAGAGAACCCGGAGATGGTGGCGTATCTCTCCCACCGCGATGATGCTTGACGGCTACGTTAAGGCCATCATCACGTCCAACCCCAACATGCTCATCCCCCACTACCTCATGCACTCCTACCTGTACTACGTCATGGACGACCCTGTGGTCAGTGACGCCATGTTCGATACGATATGCAAGAGGCTGCTGGTGGAGCTTGACGGCCTGAGCCATAGGCACAAAGGCTTGGTGGACAAGGACCTCTTGGTGGCGGGCTCGGGGTTCAACCTCCAGTTCCCAGGGATGGTGGCTGGTGCCGCCCAGTGGATGCACAAGAACAAGAAGGCATTAGCCCATGGATCACGACCAAGGGGACAGCGTACCGCTCGGCCCTAAGGAGCCCTGCCCAGATTGCGGCGGAAGGAAATGCCTCCAGACCTATACGGACCTTCATAAATTCTGCTTTAAGTGCGAGAAGGTCACCTTCCCGGAAGGCACCGTAACGCCACTCAAGGGCGTTGTGGGTGGAATGGAGCGGGACTACGGGGACCTCCTCGACCCTGGCCAGCAGATAGACCCGTGGGCCCCGAACGCCAAGCGCGGCATCAAGTCCGATACCCGCAGGAAATACGGCACCTTCACGGCGGGCCATGCGGGCGGCCCCGTGGTCGTCTACCCGTACTACTCCCAGGCGGACGAGCTGGTGGCCCAGAAGCTCCGCACGGCTGGCAAGGAGTTCCCGGTGCTCAAGGGCCCGGGCTACACGGCGCTTAACGATTGCCGCCTGTTCGGCCACCACGTCTACGGCGATAAGTTCGACCGGCAGGTGGTGGTGTGCGAAGGCGAGGAGGATGCTCTGGCGGTTGGCCAAGAGTTGAACTTCAAGGTTGCCGTGGTGTCCGTGAACGGTGGGGCGGGCAATGCGGCCAAGTCCATCAAGGCCAACTACCTCTGGCTCGACCGCTTCGCTGACATCATCCTGTGGTTCGACCTGGATGACGAGGGACAGAAGGCCGTCAAGGAGTGCGCCCCGCTGTTCAAGGTGGGAAAGGTCCGCGTGGCCAAGGCGTTCGGCTTCAAGGCAGACGCCAAGACGCCGTGCAAGGACGCCTCCGACATTCTGCAAGCAGGGCGGCCCGGCGATATCCAGACGGCAGTCTACTCGGCCAAGGCGTGGCGGCCATCCGGCATCGTCAACGCCAAGGACAACCGTGAGGACGCCGCAGCACCCAAGGACGAGGAGGGGGCCTTCAAGTTCCACTGGCCATGGCTGGACGTGGAGCTGACATTGGGCCCCATCCTGCCCGGCCAAGTGTGCTACCATGTGGCAGGCACCGGCATTGGCAAGTCCACCGCCATCACCACCATTGAGCTGGGCATAAGGGATCAAGGCGGCAAGGTGTGCCACCTGTCCTTCGAGGATACCCGGCGCGAAGCTAAGATGCGCTTCATGGTTATCGATGCGGGCAAGAGGCTGGACATAGAGCCCCTTGATGACGAGGCCATGATGTCCCTGCACGACAAGTCCTTCGGCGGTGGGTGGCTGGAGCTATTCGACCCGGAGACCGCAGAGTGGACCTTCTCGGCCATCGAGAGCTACTGCTACTACGCGGTCAAGGCGCTCGGCTGTCAGGTCATTGGGGTGGACCCGTTGTCTGCCATAGCGGCCCTTATCGACGGCTCGCAGGATGAGCGCAAGGAACTCGACAAGATCAGCCTGTTCTTCGCCAAGTTGGCCAAAGAGCTGGGCGTGGCGTTCCAAATCGGCCACCATCTGAGCCGGCCAGAAGGCACCGCCCACGAGGAGGGTGCAGCCACCAGCCTCAACCAAGTTCGGGGCTCCGGGGGCATCGCCAACTTCGCCACCCATGTGGTGGGCCATGAGCGGAACCAGCAGGCGGAGGGGGATGATTTCCTCCTCACCCAACTCCGGTCCCTCAAGAACCGCCCGCGCTCCAAGACCGGCCCAATGTGCGTGCTCCGGTACGACATGGACACTGGCCGCCTGACCATCACCAAGGAGAAGTTCCCTTCACCGGGGCCCGCCTCAAAGGGGAGAGGACATGGCGGCGGAGGCTTTACGCCCGACCCTGAGGGGGCAAGCTCAGGCGACTACTAGGAGCTGGCAACGTCCAGCAGCCCAACAAGAATAAGAAGGATGCGGGGGCAATGAGCCTGCAAGAAGACGAAGACAGACCTATCGACCACATGAAGCTGGAGAAGGAGGACCTTGTGGCACGCCTCATGGGTGCTCAGATGCTCGCCCGCTTCATCCTCAAGGGCTACAGCGCCAAGGTCTCCTACGATGTGGACTTCATGAAGCTACCCGAGTGGCAGCACATGGAGGAGCTTGAGGAGACCTACAAGCTGCGGCCCTACGCGGCACAGTGGAAGATTGCCGCATGGATTGGCCGGCTGGACAGGGCGCTGGATGCTGCTATCCGCCGCCGCCAGCTCCAACTGCAAGGCCGTCACTGAGATACCTTTGGTGCCCCACCGCGCTTACCCCATGACGGGGACGTGATGCTAGCCCTGTGCTGCACACGGTTCGGTATGAGAACGGGGTCAAATGTGGACATGCCCGGCGCGGAATGCTGGGAGCAACATAGTGCCCAAAACAGCCAAAGGCCTTTCATCACGCAATAGCCTCCCAAGGCTTGTATCCCCGGGGGACCCTCTCCAATGAACCTCAATGCAAACCCAATGCATGTCTCCTCGCCCGTTGACATCTCGCTCTACAACGAGCGGATGGGCCGGACGCTGGCGGACAAGACGTTCTTTGTCGAGAGGGTCCCCGCCGAGGTGACCGTGTTCGCGGACTTCGGGTGTGCGGATGGCAGGCTCCTGCGGGACATCCATCTCCAGCGCCGGGAGTGGCCTCAAGGCTGGGGCCATCACTACATCGGGTTCGACCATAACGCCGGCATGATAGAGCTGGCGAAGCGCACCCGCTCCATCGGCAACTTCGAGTACACAGCGGACTTCAACATGTTCGCCGCGAGGATCGAACGCCATCACAGGAAGGGCCTCAAGTCCTGCCTCGTGCTTAGCTCCGTGGTCCATGAGGTACTGAGCCAGCAGCCCGGAGAGTTCATCCCCTTCTGGCACCAGCTCAAGAGGCTGGGCTGCGAGTACATCGCGATACGCGACATGGCGGTGGATGTCGACGCCTACCACAGGAAGGTGAGCGAGGAGGAGTTCCGAGCGGTCAGCACCGGTCCTGCCTCGGAGAACATGGCCCATTGGCTGCTTACGGGGGCCGATGTGCCGGGGCAGTTTGCCCACCGTGCGGAGTTCCTTGAGGCGCTCTTGAAGTGCGACTACCGGGACAACTGGGAGAACGAGTGGGTGGAGCGCTACTTCCCCCTCACGGCTGACCAGTGGGTGAACTTCACAACCATAGGGTCCGGCTACAAGCTCCGCCACTTCGAGCACTCAGGGATACCATACCTCCAGCAGAAGTGGAAGGACCGATACGGCATCTACGTGCCAGATAGCACGCACGTGAAGTTGCTACTGCACAGGGATTAGACATGTCCGCTACAGTCGCGGCTTTGCGAGCCCAATTTCGGTTGGTAGGTGAGGATGTCGTTCGGGTTAGTACGAGGGAGGTGGTGACCGGTACGCTACGCCCGGACGGTCGTCTGGTGGTTGGGGTAGCTAGTGGGCATGATGGTGCAGACTTAGTGCTATATCACCGCCTTAAGTTCTTCCTCGCTAATGGGTGGATGCCAGCCATCGTAGACCACCACGACAGGAATGTGGCCAATAACTCCTTGGCCAACCTGCGGCCAGCCATGCCTACAACTCCACCAAGACATGGGGTCAGTACCCACGCGGGGTGAAGCGGTGCAGGGACAAGTTCCAAGCCCGGGCCATGATTGGCGGCGTTATCCACCATCTGGGGACCTTTGACACACCAGAGGAGGCAGGCCGTGTGGCTGACGCCTTCCGCAAGAAACATCATGGGGATTTCTACGCCCCAACATGAGGCCCACCATGCTGACCAAAGCCATCGTCCTTATCATCATCGGGTCCGTGGGCGGGAGCCCCAAGGCCGCCGCTGTGGGCCCCTTCGATGACTTCGCGTCCTGCCGTGATGCCAGCCGTGCGGTGTTCGCTGCGGCGATGGCGGAGAAGCGCATCATTGCGGGCCTGTGCGTCCAGACACCTTTCGCCTTCACTGACCACGAGGGCTGAGCCCCATGGGTCGCAGATTGGTAGGAGACTTTGAGGGTAACGGTCTGCTAGACATGGGGCCAGCCCTTAAGATGCATTGCCTGGGCACCATCGACATGGACACCACGGCTGACTTCCCGTCCGGCTGTGAGGAGTTCTACTACGGCCCCGCAGTGCCCTATGACTTTGACTGGGACCGCATGCCGGTGCCCGAGGAAAGCGTGAGGAGGCTCCTAGCAAATCCGACCAGCTTGGACGTAGCGGATGGCGTGAGGTCTCTGATGGACGCTGACATGACGGTGTTCCACAACGGCTGTGACTACGACTACATCGCTGCCGAGATGGTCTACCCATGGTTCAAGCGCTGCGCCAAGGCATGGGACAGCTACGTCATGGCCAAGGTGGTGTGGCCCGTGGATATCCTCGCGGAGCCGGACTTCAAGCGGGCCTACGCGAAGCAGATGCCGATGAACCTAGTCAAACGGCATAGCCTTAAGGCATGGGGCTACCGCCTGGGCGAGAACAAGGCTGACTACGAGGGCGACTTCCACAAGTACCCCGAGCCCCGCGACAGGCCCGCAAAGGCAGGCGATGAGCGGTGGGACCGCAGGTGGGAGGAATGGAACCCCTTCATGGCGGCCTACATGCTCCAAGACAACAGGCCGTGCTTGAAGTTGTGGAGGCTGATTGAGGACCGCACGGGGCAGAACCCTGAGGTCCCATGCTCCGTGGTCTGGCCTGAGCAGGTCTTTGAGGTGGAGCATGAGGTTGCCCGCATCATCAAGCGCCAAGAGCTTCACGGAGTGCACTTCAATGTTCCAAAGGCACGTGCCCTTGCCGCCGACCTATCGAACCAGCTCGCCGCGATTGAGCGCCAGCTTGTTGACACCTTCGGGTCGTGGTGGGCGGCTAGCCCCGTGGTCACTCCAGCAGCCAACCGCAAGGTAAAGCTCACGCATCTACCGGACATCACCGTGAAGCGGTACGGCAAGAACGGCAAGGAGCTGGCCCCTTATGTCGGCCCCCCGGTCTGTGAGTATACGACTGATGGGCCCTATACGCCAATCGAGTGGACGACCTTCCAGCCCAGCAGCAGGGACCACTTGGGGCAGCGCTTGCAGGCCGTCTACGGGTGGAAGCCCAAGATGTTCGGCAAGAACGGCAAGCCCACTGTGGACGAGGGGACGCTGGAAGAAATCCCTGAGGCCGTCATGCCTAAGGAGGTCCGCAAGCTCCTCATCAACTACTTCATTGTGATGAAGACGCTGGGCACCCTCGCCAAGGGCCAGAAGGCATGGCTCAATCTGGTGGACGATGAGGGCTATATCCACGGCGGCATGGACACCGCTGGTGCCATCACCGGAAGGGGAACCCACAAGAACCCCAACCTGTCTGGCGTCCCGGCTGTGATGAAGGTCAAGGTTGTCCAGCCTGATGGCACCAAGACGGAAGTCGTGGCGCATGGCCTTGAGGGCCGCTTCGGGTACGAGGCCAAGGAGCTATTCGAGGCGGACCCCGGCTGGGAGTTCACCGACATGGACGCCTCGTCGCTGGAGCTTATCGACCTTGGCCATTATCTCGCCCCGCTCGACGGCGGAGCCTTCCGTGACCGTGTGTGCGATGCGAGCCGTGACGCCCACCAAGAGAATGCCGACATCGCGGACATGACCAGAGCGGACGCCAAGACGGCGATCTACCTGTTCGTCTACGGCGGCGGGGCCTACAAGCTGAGCCTCGCGCTGTCCGTTGAGGATCAGCAGGAGGTTATCGAACTGCTCGGCTACCGGGGCCTCCCAATGCTCCTGAGCAACTTGGTCAAGCGCTTCGACCAGAGCTTTGTGGACAAGCTGGATGATAGCCAGAAGGCCCGCATAGCCAAGGCCCGCATCATCATCGTCAAGTTTGAGAAGAACATTGAGGGCCTCAAGGCACTCAAGGATGACATCTCGAAGGTGGCCGAACGGGGTTGGCTCAAGGGTCTGGATGGGCGGCGGGTGTATGTTCGCAAGGCCTACTCCGCACTCAACACCCTGCTGCAATCGGCGGGGGCCCAGACGTGCAAGCTCTGGATGGTGCTGGTGCATCGTGAACTGGAGCGCCGTGGCTGGGTATACGGCAAAGACTTCAAGCAAGTCCTGTGGGTGCACGATGCACTCAGCTTCACGCACCGCCCTGGTCTCGGCCCTGAACTGCTTGAGGTTGGCCTAGCCTGTCTCAAAGAGGCCGGTGTGCAGTTGGGCCTCAGAGGAGAATACCGTGGAGCAGGAAAGACTGCCCTCAACTGGGCCCAAACTCACTAAGGATAAGCTCTACCGTGCGCCACTATAGGGGAGATTATCCACCGCAGCTGTGGGCCGTCCTCAGCCTGTGCCACGAGCGATACATCTCCATCCAAGGAGACTGGGCGAGAGCCTTAGCCTCTGAGGTAGCCCTTGCCGCTTCGCTCGGCTGGATATCGAACATAGACCCAGACGGCCTCCACTACACAAAACAATGGCGCATCACGCCAGCCGGGCTCACTGCTCTCATTGAGCTATGCCCTAAGGAGAACAACACCCATGCTGACTGACCTCTTCATCCTCATCACCACGGCCTACCTTCTGATGGCCCTTGTGGCTGGCCTCACGGTCCTCATGTTCGACCTGCCGCAGTGGCTCGACAGGGCCACAGCCTACGGCGACGGCAAGCTCAACTGGGCGGAGCGCATCATGCTCGCCATCTACGCCCCTGCCGCCATGGTCTACACCGCGTACTTCGACAAGTGGCCCGGCCTCAAGGGCATCGTGGCAGAACTGTGGGTGGGCATCGTGCTCGGGCGGCAAGTCACCTCGTCGGATGTGGTGCGCCACGATGACTGAGTGCACGCTGCTCATCGACGGCGACGTGATCGCCTTCACGGCGGCCTGTGCGGTCCAGCGCATCTACGAGGATGAGTTCGGCTTTGTGCAGCCCTTCGCGTCAAGGCATGAAGGCGAGGCCGTGGTGGACAACATCCTGATTGGCCTTGAGCTGGGCTTCAAGAGCACCCACCGCCGCATCGCCCTCAGCGACCCCAAGGCCAACTTCCGCAAGAGCATCTGGCCCGGCTACAAGGCGAACCGCAAGGATAGCGTGCGGCCCCTCCTTCTGGACATCCTCAAGGATTACCTCCGTGAGCGCTATGCCGCCTTTCACTGGCCGGCGCTGGAGGCAGACGATGTGCTGGGCATACTGTCCACGGAGCCCCAAGCCTACCCCGGGCAACGCATCCTGTGCGGTAAGGACAAGGACTTCAAGACGGTCCCCGGCTACTACCATCGGCTCAAGGACCTCAAGGCAGACGGCTCGCCCAACGTGACGCACATCACCGAATGGCAGGCCCAGATGTTCCACCTATGGCAGACCCTCGCGGGGGACATGACGGACGGCTATCCGGGGTGCCCCGGGATCGGCAAGACGCGGGCCAGTGCTATCCTTGAGAACCCCATAAGGCTCATGCCCTCCATGACCACCATTACCCGTGGCGTCAACAAGGGCAAGCTGGTGAAGGCGTGGAAGGCTGAGCCTACGACAGACCTCTGGGCCTGCGTGGTGTCCCACTACCAGAAGGGGATTAGTGCCGCTGGCACGGCGGACGCGGACTGGAACACTGCGGAGCAAGCCGCACTGACCACCGCAAGGCTGGCCCACATACTCCAGCACGGTGACTACGAGCCGGTGGAGGAGGGGGCCTATCGCATCAGCCCATGGAGCCCCGAGAGGATCAAGACGCAATGACCAGCAAGAAGCATTCCCCGCTGATCGGAGACTACGGGTCAGGCATCCCGGGCGATGATGGGGGCTACACCGAAGAAGACTGGCGTAAGGCCGGGCTCCACGGAAAGCCAGCACTTCGCCAGATGCAGGAGACCGTGCGGCAGGGCCTCGAAGCCGGGAGCATCAAGCCCGCCTCGGCGATGGACCAACTCGCCAGCCTCAACGTGGCCACTGCGGTCAGCCGTGGGGTGGTCACCGATATGGTGAACCTCCCGCCGCACTATGCCCGCTTCAAGATCGAACCCATCCGGTTCATCGGGGAGAACAAGCTGGACTGGTTCCAAGGCAACATCGTCAAGTACGTGTGCCGGCACGATGCCAAGAACGGCATGGAGGACATCAGGAAGACCATCCGCTACGCCAACATGTACCTGCTGTATCTGGCCGGTGATCCCGACTGGTGGAAGGCCGGCAAGCCTGAGGACTTCCGCAATGAAGGCTAATCCCAAAGGCTGGATTGGCGTCGATCTGGACGGAACGCTTGCGGTCTATGACGGGTGGAAGGGGCTAAACCACATAGGCAAGCCTGTGCCCGCCATGGTGGACCGCATCAAGTGCTGGCTGGAGTTAGGCTACGAAGTTCGCATCTTCACGGCCCGCATGTCCGCAGGAAAGGACTTCCGGGGCATGGAACGTCGCCACTTCGAGGCTGCTCTTGGCACTTGGCTATCTACCGCAGGGCTCCCGCCCCTGACTGTCACCAACGTCAAGGACTTCGAGATGGTGGAGCTGTGGGATGACCGTGCGGTCTCCGTAGAGCCCAACACTGGCAAGCAGCTCGCCCCATCAAACATCAATCGAGGAATAGCGTAATGGCCCCCGCAAAGCCCCGCAACCATGTGACCGACAGTCTGCAAGCCTTCCTCGCGGGGCCTGACATCACGGCTGACCTTCCTGTCCTCCCCGCTGAGGTAATCGAGAAGCTGGAGCAGATGT